ATGCGGTTGAACGAGTTCTCGCTGAGCGCGGTCGCGGCTTTGAGCTCGGCCCTGTAGCGGCCCATCTCGGCGCGCAGCTGCAGGATGACGGGATCAACCTCGGCCATCAGTTGGGTGCTCCCAAGCCGTGCGCGACGCTAAACCGGCGCAGGGCTTCCAGCTTCTCGGGGCTGGGTCCGGTGGTGCTGGTATCGGCGTGCATGGCGTTCCATCCGGAGAGCAGGGCGGTGTATTCCCACCATGTCAGGTCCGCCGGATTTACGTGCATCGCGGCGCAATTCGCATAGATCACGCCGGGTTCGCTGAACTCTTCCTGCCGCGCCGCGCGCTTTTTGGTGCCGGCGTCACTTCTTTTTTTTTAGGCTGATAGCCGACCACGCGGGCGTAATGGATCGCGGCCGCCATATCCCAGGCGGCAGACAGCGGCATCGGGTGCACATAGGTCTCGACAAGGCGCTTGGCGTCGAGCGGGGAGACCTTGACCGTCTCACCATCCACGATCGCCTCGCCGCCGCCGATCAGGGCAAGCCGGATCGTCTCATAGACTTCCTGCACAGCCGCCTCGGCCTGGTCGGGCACGCCGATATGGACACCATCGCCGATCAGTGCGCGGCCCGCCATGATGCTGGAATAGATCGAGAGGATGCCCTTGCGCTGGCGAGCGCCATCCGGCCCCACCGTCCCGCACTTTTCCTGCAGCTCGATGATCTGCGGCAGTTTCAGGTCGAAGGCATAGGTGCCGTCTGCGAACTCAAGGCTGAGCGCGGTTTCCATACGTCATGCCGCCGTCCAGGTCAGCGCTCCGTCGCCTTCAAGGGTGAGTTCCAGCGCGGAATCCGTGTCGCGATTGACGTTGATGTTCTTGGCGGTCAGCACGGCGGCGCCAGACCAGGTGCCGAGCAGGTCGCCCGCATCGGTGCCATCGTCGTCATAGGCCTCGACCTTGTAATTGTTCAGCTTGCCGAGCAGGGCGCGCAGCCCGGTTTCCTCGGCAGCGTTGGTCAGGCCCGACGCGGTGATGGCCCAGCTCGTGCCGTTGACCTTGATCTTGGTGACGCCCGGTTTGTTCGGGGTGGCGCAGTCGCGGACCCGGCGCGCGGTGGTGTCAGCCGTCTCGTTGACGGCCACGTCGATGATGCCGCAGACGGCGGTAAAGACTTCCGGGCTCTCGCCATCGCCCACCTTCAGCAGGCCGAAATCGAACTCATTGGGCAGCGACATAGCAAACTCCGCGCGGATGGTGTTGCGCGGGATGCTATGGCCTAGGCGTCATCCTCATTACGGACGATGCGGAACCGGGACCGGGCGCGATCGGCCTGCCAGTCGGATTGCGGGGTCGCATCGGCTTCCAATGCAGTGCAGCGGACATCGTGCGCCAGCCCGTCGGGCACGTCAGCGGCTATCGCCTCGATATCGTCGAGATCGAACAGCCCACGGCGGTAGAGGTGGCGGATCAGGGCGAGGGCGATTTCATCCGGCGCGTCGGGCTCGTCGGGCAGCGTCTCGGTCCAGAGGATGTCCCGGCCTGCCAGTTCGTCGTCGATCTCGTCCGCCATCGCAGGCGGTCATATCACGATGCGATGACGCGCGCACGAAAATCCGTGACGGCATGGAAGGCGTCTGCCTCGCCACCATCGACCAGCAGGATCGAGTTGATATGCCGTAGGGTGAGATTGCCGTCTGCGAGTGGCAGCTTCGCCCGGTGCAGCGCCGCCTCGATCGCAGCCTGGATCAGCCCGGCATTGTCCTCAGCGCTGGCCGTAACAGCGCCAGAGCCGTTGCGCGTAGCCTTGGCAAAGGCGTGCACAGTGATGCGTCCCTCACCACCGGCGACACAGGCAGCATCAATCGCACCAAAGCTGATCGCGCCCATCTTGATGAACGGCCATGTCGGGGCGGTCAGCGGCACCTGCCCATGGATCGACGCGGCAGGCACCAGCGCGGTGACGCCAGTGTCAGCCTTGAGCGCCGTCAGCACCGCTCGGCGGGACAGCCTTACCAGTCCGGTTGCCATTGCGTTTCTCCTCTATGGCGCTGTCCGCGCGGGCGGCGCGGGCGTGTTCTGCGGGCATGTCGTGGGCGCCAGCGGGATAGTCGACCGTCAGCAGCGGGGTGCGATAGGTCCAGGCACGGGTCAGGGTTACGGTCATCGGTCAGTCCTTTGCTGTGCTTCGGGCGCGGCGCACGGCTTCGGAGACGGCGCGCTGCACCAGATCCACGACCTCGGCGCGCTTCTTGTCGCGCGCGGGGCGCATGAACGGACGCGCGGCCATGCGGCTGCTGCCAAACTCGAGCGGTGCGGAATAGGGCGCGTTGCTCGACACCTCGACCAGCAGCGGGCCTTTCTGGACGGTCTCGATGTTGTTCGCCAGCACGCCTGTATCCTGATTGGGCGGCTCGCCTGGCTTGCTGGGCACATGGTTCTTGCCTGACACGGCACCCTGTGTGATCGAAAGCTGCGCCTCGACCTGGATGCGGTTGCCGCCCACAAACAGCGCCTGCCCGACGAACCGTTCGGTGTCGCGGTTCAGCGTCCGCAGTCGTGCGAGATGCGCCTTGGAGCCTCGCAGCGGCATCAGGCCCGCCGCCCCAGGCACTCGAACCCGACGCCAGCCGGGTCCGTATCGACCTGTGCGATCATCCACGACCCGGCATGCGGCCCGCTCGCCACGGTGATGACGGTATCGGACGTGATCGCCCGAGACAGTGCCAGCACCAGAATGCGGACATCGCGGTCCTGATAGGCATCGGCCTGGCGCATGCGTTCGGTCACCGCATCGAACTGGACCTTGCACGGCAGGCTCGCAGGCGTTCCCGGCGACGTGATCGAGCCGCCTGCGTCAAGCGTGGGCGTGCCCGGCCATGTTGCCGTGGCATTGATCCACGGTGCACCACTGGCTGCGGCCGACATGCGCGTTGCGATGCTGGCAAAGGCTGCGGCGTAGCTCATCGGGTGCGCCACGCATAATCGACGGGCACTTCACGGCCTGCCGAGATGACGCGGGCACCGCCCTTGTTCCGGCGCAGCAGGGTGAGATAATCCTGGCCGAAGCGTGTGGCAGACCATCCCGTGCGCCCCGCCTGCGAACCGTCCACCGTTGCCGAGAATGTGCCCGATTTGAAGCTGGTGACGCCCTGCGGCAGCGCCGCCTCACCGCCCAGCCCGTTCATCGCCATGTGGTGCGCAGCCGCAGCGATCAGGGCAGGGGCGTAATCGCCCTCCGACCAGCTCGTATCGACGAACCGGCCCGCATCGGTCAGCCAGTAATCGATCGTGGCAGACGGCACTGCGGCGAAGGCGGGGTAGCGCATGCGGAGCGCAGCGACATTGGCGTTCGCGCTCGCTGTGATGGTGAGATAGAAGGTTTCCTCGAACGTGCGCCCGCCCTCGGTCGTGGCGGTCCCGGTCAGGATCGCAGTCTCGCCAGCGGCCCCGCCCGAGAGGAACGCGGTGAGGCCCGTATCGGTCGCGGCCTGGCTGGCGATAGCCACCGTGCCCGAGACGAGCGTGAGCGTCGCGGACGTGACGGGATCGTCTGCCTCGGTAGGCACGGTCCAGCTGTAATCGAGAACCTCGTCGGGGTCTTTTGCGGGCCATTGTGCGGCCATTAAGCGGCCCTCCTTTGCCGGTTTGGTGTTGCGGCGCGCGCGGTGCGGTCAATAGATGCGACCCTATCCCCCGGCGGACCAGCGACCTCGCGCGCCACGGTTACGGACCCTGCCTCGCGCGGCTCGCGCTCGTTACGGACAGAGCGGGATGGGCTTGCGGGCTTGGGGACCAGCACGAACACGGTGCCAGTTCCGGTGATAGGCAACGCGCCTTCGCCGATTGCTGTGATGGCAGCAGCGCCTGTGCCGGAGCCGCCAAGCGGGATGCTTCCGGCAACTGTTGCAGAAACCTTGACAGTTGCCGCACCGGACCCGGCGACAGTGATCGATCCGGCCCCAGTTGCGGCAACCCGCACGGAAGCCGCACCGCTGCCCGCAAGGTCGATCGTGCCCGCGCCCGCTGCGCTGAGATTATCCTGAGCACCCGCCGTGCCGCTGCCCGAGAGTTCGATCTGGCCCGAGCCGCTGGCGCTGATCTCGACGGCGGCGGACCCATTGCCGGAAAGCGCAATGGCCCCGCTGCCCGTGCCAGCCACCCGAATGATGCCGGTGCCCGCGCCCACGAGCGAAAGATTGCCGCTGGCGACTGCGGTGGACGCGATCGTTGCCGTGCCTGCCCCGGTGATGGCCAGCGTGCCTGAGACTGCAGCCAGGATGCCGACCGAGGCAGCACCGGAACCGCTGATATCGAACGTGCCCGCGCCGGTTGCGGTCAGACCGGAAACCGATTCTGCGGTGCCTGTGCCCCCCAGCGCGATTTCGCCAGAACCCGCGCCGCTGACGGCAACCGCTGCCGCGCCACTGCCAGCCAGAGAGACAGAACCCGCGCCGGTCGCCGCGACAGCCGCCGAGGCCGCGCCGGAGCCTGTCAGGGCAATTGACCCCGAAGCCGCTGCAGAGACAGCAACCGTCGCTGCGCCTGACCCAGACAGGTCTAGAGTGCCGCTGGCGGTTGCGGTGATTTCTTCCGCACCCGATACTTCGACGACATCCCATGCGGCAAAGGCTGCGGCGCTGTAGCTGGCGTTCGTGCCTTCAAGCACCGCATCATAATCTTCGACCAGTCCGGTCCATGTCGAATTGGTCGTGGCGTTGGCAACAGAGAAGGATTGCTCCCCGGATGCCAGGTCAGCATGCGCGGCGCTGATCCAGGATTGACCGGCGCCGTTGAAGGTCACGCCGATGACATGGGCCGCGCTCGGCAGCGTGAAACTGTCGCTCAGGGTTTGTGCACCCACCGACGCAGGCAGGACGGTCGAGGTATCGCGCAGCGTCTCGACCCCAACGAGTGAATAGGCGGCTATACCCAGCCGCACCGCCTCAGCGGACAGGCTGACCACGACCGAGCCCGTCGCGCCGGTCGGCACATCCGCGATCCAGATCGCAACAGCAGAGATATTGCTGCCACCGGTATTGCGTCCGCTGACAACCTCGGTTGCAGAAGCGCCCGCCACGGTGACTGCCGTGATGTTGTTGGTCGTTCCTGCTGATCGCCACGCCACCGCCACGGCAACCTTGCGGGTCGCCGCCTCGTCGCCGAGCGAGACGGAAGTGAATGTATAGGTCGATGCGTTTGCCGGGTCAGCGCGCCCCTCCAGGAAGGTCAGGGACGATGCCGCGCCGGATGATGGCCCGCTGGCCATGCCTGTGCCCGCAAGGTCAATGATGCCACTGGCCGCGCCGGTTATGGCGACGGTCGCGGCCCCGCTACCCGTCAGCCCGATCGTGCCGCTGCCGCTAGCCGAGATGCTGCCACCACCTCCGCTTTCCGCAGCCGGTCGCAATGCCAAGGTGACCGCTGCACTGGAATTCGAAACAGAGTTGTTGCCAGAGACGGCGAATGCCGCAGGGTCCAATGCGCCGCTGGACCATGCAATGCTTCCAACGCCGATGCCAATCGAACGAGTGCTGAGCACATAGCTGACTGTCTGGAAGTTGCTGAGTTCAGAGCTTGACAGGTCGCCGATGACTGTAGTGCCGCTGCCGCCCGCGCCAGCACCAACCGCAATCACAACGGCCCCGCTCGTTACCGGGGTGATCGAAGGCGGGTTTGGAACCCAGCTATCCAGCCCGGTCGATGTCGTCGATGTTACGTCAAGCGATGTTGCCGCATCTACGCCGCGCCATACGTGGATGGCAACAGCGCCAGGGTCCGCTGTCGCACCCGTTGCACTGATATCCACTGCGCTGTCAGGGGTTGGCCCCATGATCTTCCAGCTGACCGACAGGTTAACATCGCGGCTGTCGTTTGCGTAAAGCTCGGCAATCTCGGCATAGCCCGATGTGGTGACACCTATCGAGCGGTCTGCTGTCGAGTGCGTGGCATAGGCGACCAGAACAAAGTCACCCTCAGCCGGAGATGACGCCAGCCCTCCGGTAAGATCGGTCAGCGAAACGTTGGTGACAGTCGCGGTCGAGCCGACGATGCTCGCCGTCTTGCCACCAACGTATTGCAGCGCCATTGGCTATCAGGCCCCGCCAGCGGTCAGGGTGAAGCTGGTAACGGTAATGGCCTGCCCGGTGGCAATGCTCACATTGTCGAGCGTCATGTCACCGCCGCCGCCGGTTGCCGTGATGGTGCCCTGGATATGCGCAGTCGTGCCGTCGCTGGCATAGATGCGGAAGTGCCCAGCGGTGCCGGTGGCGTCCGCTGCGGTGTCTTCCCAAGTGCCGGCCTTGGCCTTGCTGCCACCAGATGCTGCCGCCAGCCAGTCGCTGGGTAAGGTGAGGGTGGCCAGCACTGTGCCCGCGTCGGCGGTCGCGACGGTCGCAGGCACCGAGCCGCTGCGTATCTTGAGAACAGCTCCCGTGCCAATTGCCGTCTCGATCGCGTCGAGAGCGGCGTTGCGCGCGGCGGTGGAAAACTGAAATGCCATTTATCGGCCCTCCTTGGCCATGAAAAAAGGCCCGCCCGGCTTCCCGAGCGGGCCCACCCCTGACGCGTGTGATGCGCCCCGTTATTCTGCGGATGCTGCCTCGCGAGCCAGTTCGATCGCGGTGATGATGTCGGCCTTCTTGGTCGCATCGCCGAGGTCGATTTCCTCGGCTTCGGCCAGCGCCTTGAGGTCGGCGACGGTCATGGACGCCAGACCTTCGACGTCACCGCCTTCGACGTCAAAAGCGGTCGTATCGAAGTTGGAGAAGTCGCCTTCCTCAACCTGACCAGGCTCGAACATGACGAGCGCTCCGCCGAGATATGCGCCGCGCGCACCGCTGCTGATGTTGGTGAGCTTCGCCATGATCAGATCCCATCCCGATAGACGATCGCCTTGGGCAGGCGAACCTCGGTCCCGCCGACATTCAGGATGCCGCCGACCTCGTAGGTCATGCTGCTTTTCTGATAGGGCGGCAGGAACTCGTGATCGCCGGGCAGGTGGAACTGCGCGACCTCGCGGGTGTTGTCGAGCGCGACCATGCGGTCGGTGCCCGACGCGCCAGCGCCAGCCAGTTCGCGAACCGGAACGAAGCGGATGTTCTCGCCGCCATCGCGCGCGCCGCGGATGTAGGACAGAATCGTGCCCGAACCGTCCGTCATGCGGGTCTGCTCAATATAGCGCAGCTTCTGCGTCGGCAGCAGCACTGTGTTCGCCACATGGGTTTCCAGCGTGCCGGTTTCGACGGCATTGACCGCAGCCCAGATATCGCGGCTGATCTGGTCCGGAGTCTTGTTGGCCCATGCAGTGGTCGAGCCGGCGCCGTCAGCGGCGACGTTCGCGGTCGGTGCCGACGCGTTGTTGATCAGGCCAGTCCAGCCTTTTTCCGAGGTGGCAGCGCCGGGCGTGCGGCCAGTCATGGCCACCGAGCGCTTGAATACCTGCGCAGCCTTGTTCGCCGCCATCGCTTTGTCGGCCGACAGCGAGCGGCCCAGCTTGGCGGCGCGGTTCATTTCCTGCAGATCCCACTCATAGCCGATGCCGGCCAGGTGGAAGCCACGGGTGAACTGATCCATGGCGGTGCCAGCATAGGGCATATCGAACGCCTTGCCTGCCAGGAACTCGGCCTTGCCCGCCTGGTCCATGCTGTAGAACACCGTGCCGACGTCCCACATATCGCCATCTTCGTTGATGTTGATAATGCCGGTGAGGTCGTAGCTGGGATACTTCCGCATGTAGACCTGGGTCTCGATGCGGTGCAGCTGCGGGGTCAGGAAGGCATAGCCCACCTGGGCGTCCTGAATGAAGCTGTGCACCTTGTCCGCGAAAGTCGCGGCATAGGCTGCGTCGCGCGCTTCCCATTCGCGCATCACGCGCGCCTGGGTTGCGGCATCAGCTGCGAAGAACGATTCGATGTCGTTCATGAAGCTGTCGAAAGTGGTGATTGCGTTCATTGTGTCAGCCCCCTTAGCGCTTGACGATCTTGACGAGCGTGTCCGCTGCGCCGGTAGTGTCGAAAAACCATCCGGTCGCCGCGATGTTGTCCGTGCTGGTGTCGGTCCACTCGCCGGTCGCCGCATCGACATAGACCTGAGCGCCGTCGGTCACAGCATCACCCGTCAGCACCCAGATTGCGCCGAGTGTCAGGATCGGAACGTTCTCGTACTGCGCATAGGTGTCCGCCGTCTGACCAGCGATCAGGCCCTGCACGGTCGAAGCGATGACCGGGCCGAGGAACGTGGCCGAAGTGCCGACAGTGTCGGTGCAGCCATGATCGCCCGAGCCGCGGAAAGCGGCGGTGCCGAAGACGATGCCGGCAGCATCCTCGTTCGTGCGCGTGATGCGGTTGGAGGTTTCGCCGCTGGCGATCATGCCGGGATAGCCGGCGGCGAGATTTTCAGTGTAAGTGGTCTGAAGTTCGGCCATTGGTCAGCCCTCCTTAAGCGATATTGCGAAAGCGGCGGGCCGCATCGCGAATGGACGCAGTGTTCACCATCACGTTGGCCCTCGGCTTGCCCAGCTGCACCACGGCGTCGTTCGTGGTGGTCGGCTGCGCGTCCTTCGCCAGCACGGCAAAGGCACCGGGGATCGCTGCATCGTCGAGCGCCTTGCCCGCATCGCCGAGCTTGGCCTCGACCAGCTCGCGGCGGATCTGCGCATCGGTCTTGCCATCGGTGGCGATGCTGGCATCCAGCGTCTTGACGGTGGCAACCAGCGCGGCACGGTCAGCCACGCGCTTGTCGATGGCGGCGGGTTCGGCTGCGGCCTTGGCGTCTTCCAGCTGCTTGGTCAGGGCGGCGATTTCACCGTCCTTTGCAGCCATCTTCTTCTTGGCGTCCTCAGCTTCGTCAGCGGAAGCCTTGGCCTGGTCCTGCAGCTTGGCGAAGGCGGCTGCGACGGCATCCGCGTCCGACAAATCGACCTGCAGACCGTCGAGCACGATCTTCTTCATCACTTTTTCCTTGTTCAGGTCCGCCAGGATGGCGGGGTTGGCATCGCAGACAGCAAAGAACTTGCTGTCCGAGATTCGGCATTGGGAACCGGCGCGGCCCCGATCGACGATCGCGACATGGTTGCCGCCCGTGATTTTCGACTGACGCGCATCGCAGACGGTGCCGTCCGGCGCAGTGAACTGGCCAAATTCCAGATTGGCGGAATAGCCGTTCGAGAGCTCGCGCTTGCCTGCGTCGACCTTGGCGATCGCGCCTGCGTCCGTGAGCATCAGGTCAAAGGCGAGGTATTCTCCGTCGCGCATCGCGCCCATGATGGTGCCGCGCGCGTGATCTCGCCAATTGGCGGCGGTTACCGGCTGAGAAGGGTGATCGTCGGTGACCGGCTTGCCGATGAACGACTGCACGGCGGCCTTGTCGAACACCGTGTTTTCGTCCCGAAGGACGTTGACAATCTGCTTGTCGCGCAGGCCGTGGGCGTTGGTCGGATCGACCTCATAGCCTGCATACTGGTAGACTCCGGTGGTGGCCGCTCGTGCCCGCGCAACCAGATACCCGGCACTTGTCCGGCGCGGTGCGTCGAGAATGAGGCTATCCGAGAATTCCATGGGCGGACGCTATGTCAGCCCATGGGCTCGCTTTACGGACGGCTTCGGGAGCCCGGCTTTGCCTTCGCGACGCGTCCTTCCCTTGCAATCGCTAGATCAAACGAGAGGCCGTCGCGTGTCATCCAGGTGTGAATCGCCTTATATCGACGCTCAAGGCCAGCCTGACGGCAAGCCTCGATAAGCGGCATAGACTTACCGCGATAAGTAACAATACGGTTGTGGCGGACGTTCTGCATTTGCTCACGCGGCGTCGCCCACCGAACATTTCCCGGCTCATAATTTCCGTTTACGTCGATCCGATCAATCGACATCCCATCTGGGCGCGGACCTATATGAGCATAGAATGCATCAAAGTCTGCGGCCCACTCAGGACAGACAACTATCCCTCGCCCACCATAGTTCGGCCAATCCTTGTTATTGGGATTGCGGCATCGCTCCTTCATCTTCCGCCATGCCCTGTATTCCGGGGTGTCCGACATGCCGTGTTCGCTTCGCAAAACGGATACCATCACCGGCACTTGGCAACCGCAATGAGTGCTATTGCCTTGCTTCAACGTGTGGATGGGAATGTCGCGAACTTGCCCGCACTGGCATACGCATTCTGCGGTGCGGATAGGTCCGTCCGGATGCTTACCGGGGCCGCTATGCGGTCGTTGATAGGGCTTGCCTTCGCCCCTGACAGTCCACATTCCGAATGACGAACGGCCAAGAAGCTCGGAAATAGTCTTGACCTGAACACGGCGCTCAAAGCTGCCGCCTCGGCGCATCCGTGCCTCGTGCATCGAGCAAGCTGAATATTTATTGGATCTGGCAGGCTTGTCGCAGCCCGGCGCGGCGCATATGGGTATCGTAGCCATGCGATGTCACCTCATCTTGTGGTCAGGGCTGATCTAGGTCTCCAACACCTATTTCAGCCCGCTTTTGTAGCACTATCAGCCTTCGCCGTCGAACGAAAACACCAACACGGCGAGCTCGCGGCAACCACAAAATGGCGGGACCCCAGCGCGGTCATCCCGTGCCACGGCGGCGTTGATTACCTTGCCATCGACCCGCTTGCCGACCAGCGCTGCCTTCTCGGAATAAAGCTTGCCGTCGCGCGCCTGGTGATTGACGCGCGGATGCCTTTTCCCCGAATGCTTGTGCTCGAACACGTCCAGCCCCGCCTCCCGCCGCCGCTCATCCGCAAGCGAGCTGGTGAGCTTGGCCAGCTGATCGGAGGCCACCCGACGCGCCCGATCGCGCGCCATGCCGGTTGCCTCGCGAATCTTCGCCGCCACGTCCCGCGCAGGGGCCCGGGTGCGCAGGCCGTCGAACACCGCCGCACTGATGCGCTTGCGTGCTTGGGCCGACACGTCCTTGACCAGATCGACGTTCCAGCTGATGTGCGTTTCCAAGCTGGCGCGCACCGCCTCGGGGCCGAGCAGGGTGTCCAGATCGACGCCGGTGGCAGACAGCACAGCACCACGCCAGCGCCCCCTTTGCCACCTCTCAAGTCGCAGCACCCAATCGCGCACCCGTGCATCCAGCGGCAGGAACAGCCGCGTCGCCTCGCCCTCGGCGGCAGTGATCTCGCGCTGGACATCCGCGGGGCTGTCGGTGGTCTGCTCGGAGATGGCGCGCTCGTATTCAGCGATGATGCGGAGGGTCGCCCGCTGCCAGATTTCGACGATCGGTAGGTAGGATTCCCGAAACAGGTCAGTTGCGAAGGTCTGCGGCGGCACGATGTCGCGCAGCCGGATTGCCTTCTTGCGCACGACGCGGGCGCGCAGGGTCATTGCGGAGAGGTCGAAGGGCATGGCTTACGCCTCCTGCGGTCGCCAGCCATCCGTTTGAACGTCAAATATTTCGGGCCCCAGCTTGATCGCGCCGCGATAGGGCTCGACGCTGGCGAGGTCGAGGTCAGCGGGCGCATTCCAGGTGATGGTGATATGTGGCTGGTAGTCAGGGTAATCGTGCGATGCGCCGGCGCGCATGATCTGTTCATGCCGCCATGACAACCGCGACGAGGTAAACAGCAGTGCCACAGCGCCGCCGTCACCCATAGGCTCAATCAACCGGACGCCGCCGGGCGCGATTGCCAGTGTGCCGTCCTTTTCCTGATTCCAATCCTCGCCATCGATCTTCATCCAGTCGAGTGGCTGCTTGGAATAGGCGATGGTGACATGCAGGTCATCGGGCGCGGTCACCGTCTCAAAGCCCTGCGACTTTGCCCAGCGGATGATTTCGGCGGCATTGGTGACCTTACGCTGGACATAGAGCGTGCGCGGGGTTGCATCCCGCACCGCGATTGCATCATTGGCCGCCTGGCGCAGATCATCCTCGCCTGCGCCGCCGCGAGATACCCGATCACCTCCTTCCGTTGCCTGCATTGAACTCGGATCAGTCCCGTCGTCCTCGGGCTCCTCGCCAAAGCGCTCGGCCTCGGGGATCTTCGCCAATGCCGTTTCCAGCGCGGGCAGATAGCCCTGCTCGACCACCAGCGATTGCACACCCTCGGCAAAGGCCTGGCGCGGGATGACCGCGATCTTGTCCAGCACCTCGACCGCCTTCATCTCGGTCTCGAACTGCTTGGCGCGTTCGGCCTCGCTCGGCATGTCGAGCGGCGGGAAATCATACCACACCTCGGGCGGGCGCGTGCCCAGCGCGGACGGGATCAGGTAGCGGAACACGTCATCCAGGCATGGCTTGAGGTCGATGGTTTGCCGCGCGCGGACCATCTTGTTCCAGTCCTTCTGCTGGCTTTCCCCGCTGCTGTTCATGCCCTCGGGCGCGCGGCCAAGCAGGCGGGTGGCCGGGATGTCGCTGATTGCCGCCACGAACTCGCCATAGGCGTTCATGACGTCCTTGAGGCCCGCGAAATTGTAGCTGATGTCGTCGATCTTCTCGCCGCTGCCCTCGGACCCGTCGCCAGCGTCATAGATCGAGGCGTTGTAGAGGGACTCGGCCAGCTGGATGTTGGCAACGCGCGCAGCAAGCAGGGCCTCGCCTTCCTGCGTCGCAACCGTCTCGGCCAGGCGGGGGATGCCAAGGCGCATCAGCCGCGCCTTGTGGATCAGCGAGGCGAACGCAGCCTGTGCCGCATCACTGTTCTGCACGGCGTCAAGCACTTGCTCGACCGTGCTTTCACCCCACCACTCGTCTTCCCAGGAATGACCGAAACCGAGATTCGGCAGCGGGTCGGCGCGGAAGGCAATGACGCGTGACGGGTGCACCTCGATCATGCCGCCCTGTGCCGTGCTGTAGCGGTAGAACTGCGGCTTGCCGTTGTTCGGGTCGCGATAGTCCTGGATCTCGGGGCCGGCCTGCAACTGCCAGCGCGACAGGACATGGATGTAGGCGAGTCCGCCCTTGGCGACGGTCGCTGGTGCAGGCTGTGTCGGATCACCGGGCAGGCCGAGCAGCATGGCGCCACCGCCAAGACCGCGCAGCTGTTCGGCCCGCTTGATCTTGTCCAGCAGGTTGTGCCGCGCCATTTCCGCTTCGAGCGCCGTGATCTGGTCGGCCTCGGCCTTCCACTCGATCCCTTCGCGCACCATGTCCTTGGCGGGGACGTTCACGATCTTGCGCATCAGGCCGCTGCCGCGATAGGCGGCGTAAATGTCCTGCTGCGTCTTGGGGGCGTAGGTATAGCGATTGGCCGCGCGCGGGTCGCTGGTGCGCCCCATGCCGGTCAATGCGTTGGTCAGGCCGTCAGCGAGGCGTAGCAGGATGCCCATGGGCGCAAGGGTGGCGGGAACGGGCGCTCGGGTTTACGTGCGCGGGTCAGGAGGCGAGGGCGGATAGAGAGTAACGGCCCGCACGAATGATCGTCGAGACGCTGTAGCGAAGCGCGTCGATATAGTGGTTGTTCGCATCGACCAGCACGGGCAGAATGTCGCCGGTCAGACGATCGACCTTGTAGCTGTAAAGCCTCAATTCCTTGATCGTCTCGCGGCATCGCGGGTGCACCACGATCTCGCGGAACGAGCGCAGGAATCGGATGCCGTCATCGACGCTGCCTTGCCACTTGCTGGCGGCCTGCGCCTTGGGCACGCCCGATCGTGTCAGGATGCTGATACTGCCAGGCGACGCGCTATCCCACCGGCTGACATAGCGGTCAAAGTCCGGGATGTCGGCGCAGACCCGCGCACCGATCGCATCGAGCTCGATAGTCCGCCCGCCGGCCTCGTGGCTGACATAGAGCGTGTCGCCGCGGATGTAGCACCGCACCGCTGCTGTGGGGTCTTGCGCATAGCCGAAGTCGCCGCCCTGGTAGGGACCATCCCAGCTCGGCTGCGGTTCGAACTCGGCGATGCGCCATTTGCCCGAAAAGACCTGCGCATCGGAATTGGTGAGGTATGCACCTTCCCAGATATGGGCGTAGGTCGCCGGGTCCAGTCGCTCTTGCTCGCGCCTGCGCAGCGCGTCGAGACCAGGCGGAAAGAACGGGTTATCCTGCCAGTTGATTTCCGTAATCAGGGCGTTTGGCGGCGGTTCCTTTATGAACCGCTTATCGACCGGCGAGCCGTCTATGCGCGGGTTCCAGATCGCCCATAACTCCGACTTGGGCTGGCGGAACACCGTGGCCTCGAGCGCCAGCCATGACGCCTCCGGCACGTCCTCGGCTTCCTCGACGATCGTCAGGTCAATCTTGGCCAACGACTTGATGCCGCCGCTGTTGTGCCGCAGGCCGCGAAACAGAAACTCGGTGCCGTTGGCCCCGCGCAGGTAATCGACGCCCACGTCGTAATGCGCCTCGAGCCAGGGATAGGCCGCGATTGCCGCCTTCAACTCAGCGTGAAAGCTTTCCTTGATCGACACCTGCAGGTCGCGGGTGCAGAGCACGCGCAGCGGCTCGGCATAGCCCCAGACGGACGCCATCAGGGCTGCGCTGAACGACTTTGCCGAGCCGCGGCCGCCGTGCATGGCCCGATACTGCACCGCGCCGCGCTCTGGCGCGAATATGGGCACGAGACGCGGGGGGAGTTCAATTGTTGCCGTCGTCACGATCAGCCGCTTTGATGATGATCGTGCTGGGCTGCGGGGCCATACTGCCGTCGGGGTTGCTGATGTTCATTTGCGTTGGCAGCACCTTGCCCAGCAGCGTCATGAACGCGGCGGGCTGCTCGATTGCCATCTTGGCCAGATATTTCGGGCCGCCGACCTGCACGAACGCCTCCTCGATCGCAGCCTTGATGGTGCGGGTCATCTTGTTCGTCGCACCCTTGGGGCGCCCCTTGCCAGCGGCGGGCGGCTTGCGCTTGGGCGGCGCACTATCCGTCACTTTTTTACTGACGCTCATCCCCGCCCCCTCTTCGCTACCCGCCGCTCGGCCTTGACCTCCTCGAACCCGCAGATGACCAGCCACTTGTTGAGCAGGCTGGTGCGCGCGCCGTAGATGCGCTCGACGCGACGCCATCCCCCCTCGAGGAACTGCTGCCGGAACTCGGGCGGGACCGGTTCGACCCTATGCATCGATGACGCCATAATCCGACTCCTTCACCATTTCCGCAAACTCCTTGCGCGCCTCGACGGGGGCACGGTTCCAGGCCTTGGCCAGGCTCTGCAGGGCGTGCTGCATCCAGTCGTCGTCCGACCACATCTGCACCTGTCCGATCGCGATGCGGCGCTGGTATGCCTCGTGCCGGACCTTCTGCGAGTTCCAGCCCTGTTGCTTAGCCTTGGCCAGCAGCGCGTCTTGTTCCGGCGCCGGAAGCGCCTGCACCTCGGCGTAGTGCTTGAACGACAGCGCGGGATCGCGCCGGGAAGGGGGCACGGCCTTCGCAACGGCCATGATGGCCTTGAGCGGCTTCGGATCGCCGATCAGCCGTTCTGCGAACGACAGGGCTTCATCACCGAAACGCGCCTGGCCGCCCACGATCCAGTCGCCGAGCAGCCAGTTGACGTTACGATGCTGGGCCGCGATCTGCTCGCCGATGGCCTGCCAATCGAACATCGAAAGTTGCTCGGGCAGGGCGAGGGTGACCGACTGGTCCGAGGGTTCCGTCATTATCATCGCGTTCATGCCTGTGCGCCTTCCTGCTTGCTGAACCGCAGCGTGCCGTCTGCGTCGAGATAGCCGGTCATATCCACCTCCGCTTGCGGGCATAGGCCGCGCTGTATCCACTCTCGCGCCAATCGCGCATCATCTCGGCAACCTGCTTGCGCTCGCCAAGATCGACCCACAGCTTGTTCGTTTCCGGTGGAGTAGGCTTGAGTTCGCGGAGAATTTCGCGGTGCCGTTCCTGACGCATGGCCTTGCGTTCGGCGATCTCGCCCATCACGAAGGGGATGATCTTGGACGGATGATCGCAGACGGCGCGGGCTTTGCGGCACGCATCGTCGAGCAGATCAGCGGGCACGTCCTGCAGCGTGTCCGCAGCCGCAGTGATCCATTCAAGCCGGTCCTGTGCGGTCATGCCCATCGGCGCGCAGAGTGCCAGCAGCGGGGCAAGGCAGCTCTGGATTTCATCCAAGGTTGGCGCGCGGAGTGACATTTCGCATTTGGCCAACGCTTTCCGCAGATCCGCTTCCTTCGCCGGGGTCAAGGATGCTGCGGAGTGCGGCGAAGGCAGCGCCGGTTTTGCCGAGGTCACTGCTCGATCCAACGAGCCCAATGCGGCGTTCAGGATGGGATTGTCGGTCATTTCTCGGTATCCGTTCGTCTGCGTTGATCAACCAGTTTGCCCAGGTTTTCTGCCAGTCGAGCTTGCAGGCGTCCTTGCCTGCCTTGCTCGCCCAGAAGTTGCGGAATTTTGCCAGTTCCCGCTCGATCTGGCCCGATGGCCAAGCGTTCGTCATCGCCAGCGCCTTGCCGGTCAGCGGTTCGGGCTGCCAATCGTCGGAAAGTCGGGTTCCCTTACGCGCGCGCGGATTAGTTTCCGGGTGGGTATGGGTGGGGGGGTTAGAATTATTTTCATTGGGGGGGCGGGAAAGGGAGGGGTCCGAATTTGTCCGCGCCGCGTCCGTGGACTGTCCGTGGACATTCCGCGCCGCGTCCCGATCAGCGCGCTTGCGGGCTGCGTCCTTTGCTCGCTTTTCTGCCTTTTCTGCCTCGACAGCAGCCAAGGCTTCGTCCTTCGCATCAAGCGCGCGAAGGGCTATCAGGATCGCCTCCATGGGCGCGCCTGCGTCTGCCATTGCCTGTGCGAGTTCGGACGCTTTCACCCCAGCATCCCCCGCTTGGAGAAAAACGCCTCGTAGACCACATCGATCTCCGCATCGTGCACCATCTGCGCCAGGTCAGGATCGCGCTTGACCCGCTCCATGATGGCGCGCCGGCCATGGATGATTGTGCTGTGATCGCGCCCGCCCAGCATCCTGCCGATGACCGGATAGGACAGGTCGGGCCGCCAATGCCGGATGAGCAAGGACGCGATCTGCCGGGCACGCACATGCTCGGCAAATCGGCTGCGGCCCTTCATGTCCTTTACCGGCACGTCGGCATGGTGGGAGACGATCTCGATAATCCGCTTGGCCGTGATCGGTGCGGATGTCGGCGCGGGTGCTGCCATGTCGATCATGCTGTCATCTCCCATATCGGCCGCATGGAGCGGCGCTTGCCGTTGAGGCCGGGCTTCTCCTTCGCCAGCAACTCACGCACGCGCTGTTCGCGCTCGCGGCGCACTGCATCGCGGCGGGCCTGCAAATCGCTCTCGGGGATGCGCTTGGCGCTATCTGCCTTGCGCTGCGGCGGCGTAATGCCGTCCGGATGCGCAGCCATGGCAGCGTTGACCTTGGTGATCAGGTCAGCCTTGATCGCGATGCCGTGGCGGGCAAAGAACCGCAGGCTGGTGTGAACGCCCGCGGCGCGGCAGAGACAGGTGAAGTTCGTGCCGGTTGCCGCCAGCCAGGCGTCCATGCGCTCGATGAACGCGATCTGGTCAGGGTCGGTCTGGGTCGTCATGCGTCACCCCCGATCGTCACCTCGAGCCGCCCGGGCTTTTCAGGCTGGGCAAACTCGTAGGAAGGCAGAAACCGCGCATCGTTGACCTTGAGCGCATCGGCGATGCCGTCGAACACGGGCTTGATACGGTTCGGGAAGTTGGTGCGGTCGCCGCGCCGGTCAGGTGGCACGAAGCGTACATGCACGGGGATATCGCCTTTTGCCGCGACGCTGATCTTGGCGTTCAGGGTCTCTGCCCAAGCTGTCTTGCGATGCGCCGCGACCGTGGGCGATTTCCCGCGCCAATGGCCCTTGTTGTGCCCGCTCAGGCTCGACGGCGGCCAGGGCAGGGTGATGGTGACCGCTGCCATCGCTCAAGCCGCCCTCGACAGCGCGTAGTCACCCAGCGGCGTTCCCGCGAGCATGCCGAGCGCGATCTTGTACGTCTCGAGCACCGCTTCCATTTCCGCGCGATCGTGCGGCTCCATCTTCCGCAGACGGACAATCTGGCGCATGATCTTGGTGTCGTAACCCTGCGACTTCGCCTCGTTGTAGGTATCGCGGATGTCATCGGCCACGCCCTTGCGCTCTTCTTCAAGCCTCTCAATTCTCTCGATTAGAAGACGAAGCTGCTGATCGGCAGGTATATCATGCGACATCTGAAATCCTTTCGTTAAGATGCGACCAAGTCTTTCCGGTCACTGCATAGTGTGCCGTTGCTTGCCCAATTTTCATTTTGATGGCTAAGGACCGAATGGATGCACCGCGCCGATGTTCAGCCCTCATCTGCAGAACAAGCGTGTCGTTCAAAACTGCGGTATGAACGCGCGTTCCTTGAATGGTCCTGCCGTGCCTAGTGCGATCATCCATGTTCTGTTGGCGGGTTGCCCAGCGCAGATTGGCGAGGTGGTTGTTGCCTCGATCGCCGTCGTTATGGCACGCGTCAGCCCGTGGAAATTGCGCAGGCCCACAGAACGAAAGCAGTACTAAGCGGTGAATGAAGACCGTCTTGCACCGCTGGGGCGCATAATAGAGAGAAACGTGTCGATAACCCCGGTGCGTGCCAGGCCTAAGAATGCGACCGGTGTGTCGATTGCGCACATTGCCGTGGTCACTGACCTCATAGTCGCCCCGAAACCCTTTAACCGGTTTCCAAACCTCTTTGCTCATCGCGACAGCACCCTCACAGCCTCATCAAGACCGCGATTGCGCGCCATTTCCAGCGCCCGCGCCCGCACAGCCTGCCGATAGGTCATCTGCCGTGCCTCGCGCTCAGCGGCGGCAAGCTGCGACAGCGTGCGTCCGGCGTCGGCGGGGTTGGGCTTGCGGCGGAAGGGGTTCCAGCGGATCATGCCGCGATCCTTTCCGCCTTGGCGATCATCGCAGCGATGGCAGACTGCGCCTTGCGAAGATCCGGCAGCATCTGCAGAAGTTCGCAGTGCGTCTCCGCGACGCCGCCAGGGCTGTCAGGCGACCGCGCCAGAGCGATCTTGTGCACCGACGCAGAAAGCGCTGGCAGAGCGTCGAACTCAGCCGCATCGTTCGGGACCGAGCGGCCATTGTAGAGCCGGGCGATCGGGTCCAGTATCGCAGCACCGAACACCTTGCCCAGCCGCTGCTGATAGATCGGCGAGAGGTCGCATTTCTTGTTCGCGGCATTGCTGATCGTGCCGAGCGATACATCGATGGCCTCGGCAATTTCCTGCAGCGTGCATCCGAAATCGTGCTGGATGTTGAGCAGGATGCGGGCGATCGCAGACCGGTAAGCCGTTTGCTCTTCGACCGCATTCACGCGCAAGACGTTGTAGGGCTTGCTGGCCATATAAGCTCCTATGAAAACTGCGATTTCATCCAATGAAATGATGCTCGGACAGGACATGGCACGGACGCCGCCTGCCCGAGCGGCGCGGAGTGCTAGCAGCGCGCATCTGTTCGCCGGGGAGAGCAGGGGAGGGCGCTCTCCCCGGCGTTCCCTTGGGTTGCGACCACGAAGGGATGGGAAGTTCGGAAACGGGGATAAAGCGCAGGGGCTCGACCATGACGGTCGGCCCGCCGTCGATCGGCGTGACCAGGCACGGCGCTGGGTGGCCGTAGACGCGGGTCATGCGCAGCCCTCCGCTGGCGGGATTGCCGCCCCGCCAGCATCGGCTAAGATCGTGTTGGGACTCACGATCGAAAGGACAGGCCAGCCATGGATATTGAGATTGAAGGGCGCGTCCCGGTCACGGGCGATTGCGGCCACAAGTTCGATGTACCGCTGGCTGGGCTTGAGAGCGCATTCCAATGCCCCGTCTGCGGTGCGGAGGACAGGTTCAGCGAAGAGCAGGTCAACAGCATCCTCGCGCAGGTCCGCGCCAAGGTCGCTGCCGAGGCCCGCAAAGAAGTCGTCAAATCCCTGCGGGGCAGTGCCCGACGCTTCAATCGCCGCAAGCGCTGACTGGATCGATTCCACCGCGTTGTCGGCAATGCAGGTGAGGGTCAGGGTGACCGGGCCGATCTGCGCCATGTCAGCGGCCTCCCGTGGTGCGCGGCCCGCTCATGCTGCGGCGTC